AGGTCTACCAGCGTCGAAGCGCCTGACCAATCGGCGTCGTAAATATTTGCCGTGTATTCAACACCGTTAGGGCTAAAGCCCCGTCCGTAAATTCGCAGGGCCATTATGTTGTACGTTTGTTTTTAGATTCGACCGACTTGATAACCGCGTAAAGCTCAGTGCCGCGCCCGCGAAGTTCGCCGGATACGGTCATACCGCCGCCACCCATGTTGTTTAGGAGGCGGTTTGTGCGTTGGTTTGACGCTATTTGTGCGCCGCGTGGAACATTCATTAATTCCGGGCCTTGCTCACCAACAAGCGACAAGCCGCCGGGGGCGAAGTTTGTACCACGGGCAAACTTTGGCACGCCAATAGCCCGAATTGCTTTTGTGAATGCCGCGCTTGCCAATCCACCAGCAAGCGCACCGGCGGCAATATTTGCAGGGAATGGAAGTGATCCTAAAGCCTTTGCAACGGCAGCGGCTACGCCCTGTTGTATCCAAGATCGCACAACCTTAGCGGCGGCGGCAACAGCAGCACCCGCAAGCGCCTTAAATGACGTTTCGCCGGATAGCGCGGCTTCCTGCACGGCATCAGCAACGCCAAACATGATTTGCTGCATTACCGTGCCCTGCTCTTGCACAAGCCTTGCTGTCTCAGAAAAAGCGGTATTAAATCCAATCGCCGATTCCTGAAACTTGGTGTTTACTTCGCCTAATTGCTCTGCGAAGCTTAAGTATTGCTGAAGGTTTGACGTGTCTACCGTTTGCGGCGTTGGGCCTGCCTGGCCTTCGCTTGTAACGCTCGTTGGCGTTGGTAGCGTTGGTAGTTGGTCAAAGTTGGCGGGTTTTTCACCAAACAAACCTTGAAGCTGCCCCTTTAGGTTTTGTGCGGCTTGAGACGTTGGCTTAAAGCCTGCGTCAAGTAGTTTTTTCAGTCCGTTTTCAATTACTGTGGCTTCTTCAACTACATCTTTTGCGCCTAATATGCTTTGCCTGGATCGCTCGTTAGCAATGTCTGAAAGAACCTCTTTGTACAGCTTCGCCATTTCTTTGGCTCGCTCAAGCGCCTCAGTGTTATCTCCAAGCTTCTTTTTTGTATCGGTCACCACTTGCGCAAAGTCCTCATTTGCAGCTACAACATCGGCAAGCGCACGCTTTTGTAGATCAAGCGCGGCCGTTTGTTTTTGATATGCAGATATGAATCCGGATGCTACCTGTGTTGCTATTTCGGTACCCTTGCCGTACTGCGCGTTTACCTCATTAATTTGGTCAATGTGTTTTTGCTCAATCTCTAAAAGCTGTTCTTCGATTTGAACCAACTTGCCACGGGCGGCGGATGCTTTTGCGGACTTGAATAACGAGTCGATGTATGCCGTGTAGCTTTCAGTAAGCCCAACTATAAGGCCGTTTTCCTCCTTTAATTGCCCAAAGTAGGCAGGACTGATCTGCTTTAATGTGTTTAACGCTTTGGCTTTTGCATCCCTGCTTGCCACCTCGCTATTTATTACGCCAATAAGCCTATCAACTTCAGCCTTTTCGCCCGCGATTGACTTTTTTGCCTCAAGCTCAAGGTTATTAACCGCCGCCTGCGCTTTTTCGTTTGCGCTTAATTCCCGGTTGAATAATCCGAAATTGTAAGCAAGCGCAGCAACAGCAGTAACAACACCAACAAGTATGAATGCGCGTGTAGCAAAATTGAGCGCATTAAATGCCGTTGTGGTAGCCGAAACCCACGCGCTAACACCCTTCAGTGCGCCAACCATGCCGCCCCAAATGCTAACCAATTGCCCGCCCAATAACTGAAGGCTACCCATCACCTTTGCAAGCGGCCCGGCAGCAACCAACGCAGCGCCTAAATAAACTACAAACGACTGCACAGCCGGGTTAAGGCTTGAAAACCCTTCAGCAAGCCCTACCAGGAAGTTGCCAAAGCTTTCGGCCGTTCCGGCAATGTCGAACGCGCTGTTAATCGCTTCGCCGACCTTTGCCGCGCTCTGTTTTATCGCGTCCAGTGCGTTGCCAATGCTGTTTTTAATCCCGCCTTGTACCCTTGGTAGCTCCTTTGCAGCTTCTGTGATCGCAAGCACAAATTCCTTGCCGCCTACACCCATTTCCCGGATCGCCTCCACGTTGGCAGTGCCAAACGCTTTTTGCATCAGGCTGGAAATGGCGGGCATGGATTCCGAAATAATTGAAACGTCTTCCTGAAGTACCCGCCCTTTGCTTGTCATTTGGGCAAATTGCCGTGTAACGCGCTCAAGGTCGGCAGCGGTGCCGCCGGTGCTTGCCAGGGCATTACCAAGCTCTAAGATCGTACCCCGCGCTTCCTCTGCTGAAAACTTAACGCCCTGCAATCGAACGGAAGCCCGCACGGCTTCCTCAAGACCAATGCCCGGATTTTTAGCGGCTTCAGTGAGCGCGGCAAATTCTTTCTTTGCCGCTTCAGCACTGCCTAATTGAGATTCCAGCGCAAGGGTAAGGCTTTGCAAATCCCCGGCAGCTTTTATGCTGCCAGCACCAAGCGCCGCAAGCGGGGCCGACACAGACAAAGTAAGCGCGTCGCCTAATCGGCTAAGCTTTTCGCCGGAGCGGCGCAATTGGTTTTCTACCTTCGACAAACTGCGTTCATCGAAGATTAAACCAAGCCGTATATTAAGGTCTTTATTTGCCATTTTGCGCTTCCTCTCTGGCTTTTAGAATTTTAGCCCACTGTTCAGGGTGGTACTTTTGCATGATTAGGTCGGCTTCCTTGTCGAACTTTTCAAGCGCTTCCCGCTCTTCAGCGGTGATCTTTTTAAACTTCTTTGTAGGTGCGTCCCACGGGAACGGCAAAAGGTCGGCTGGTTTGCGTATCCGCTTTTTACTGTCCACGGTCTTTGCCATCACATAGGCGATAAACCGGGTTTGTTCCCATCCGTTTTTAAAAGTTTCGGTGTGTGCTTCAATTCTTGCATAGATGAAAGAAAGCGTGCTACTCCAAAACTCGCCCTCGGACATGCCGCAAGTCGCCGCAGAGTATATCAAGCCTGCCCAATCGGTTTCTTTTTCCCAATCGGTTTCGGTGGCTGCTTCGTCACCTCCTTTTTTTTTGAAGGCGAAACACTCATCACATCGAACAGAATCTTTTCCGCCACTTGATTGGCAAGTCCTTCGACCTCTATTAGCCAGCTTGCCACATCATCAACCGTGAAATCAAAGTCGATTTTGTGCGCTCGATGCGCATAGGCAAACCCCGAAAAAGCAAGCTCTGCAAGTGTTGAAATCTGAAACGTTACCGCCATTTCCAACAAATCGCCTTCTGGCATTTCGGACGGTTTACGACCTTTTGTTATGTCGTAAACCGCCGAAAATTGCTTTTGAACTTCATAGATTGCCGCTGCGTATGGCCTTCCAAACGCGCGTTCGTACTGATACGCGCACAAAGAAGAAAACATAAACGGCCTTTCAATTCCTTCAATCGAAACCCAAGTTGTATTCATATTTTTAACTGATTGTTGCCATCACTAAAGCGCCGGTGCCTTGCAATTCGCAGTCAACCGTTACCGCTTCGTCATTGCCGGAGCTATTCAGGCTCCAGGAAGAAACGTAGGCGGTTCCTGACCACTTTGTATCGCCGGTTGCTGCCGTTTGGAAGACCACGGAAACGCTGCCTTGGTCATCCCATTTGTCAAACACGCCATTTGTGGCGGTATTAAAACCAAGCGTTGCGTCATCGGCGTAATTAAGCGTTACACTCGCCGTCCAGCTCTTAGAGCCTGGTTGAAACGCAGCGTTTGCGCCGCTGTCTTTGCAGGTGGTTTCAAACATATTGGTTGAACCACTGATTGATGCGTCTGTTTGGCAAGTGAGGGCCGACGCGCCCCAAAACATTTTCATGTTTTTCGCCAAAACCGTTCCGACTGTCTGAGCCATTTTTTACTTTGTTTTTTTCGTTATAGTTTGGCCACCCGCTTCCGGTTTAGCCTGTTCCTCGCCCTTCACCGCTTCCGGAACACACTCTAACGATACCGCCTGTTCGGGCGGCGTTCGACGCAAAAAAGCGTCTGCATTTGTTTCTTCAGCAACACCAAGCGCAATACGTGCCAGGCAATCGCTTTCAGTATGTTGCGCTACGCAGCCCTTTGGAAAGTGCATCCCAAATTCATCAACGTAATCGCGTGTGTATCTTACTTTCATTTGAAGTTCTTTAAATTGAATTGATCAATGCGTCTTGAAAGAAGCTTTAGCGCAACCGCCTGAGACACCGGCCCAACCCTTTCCCTTGTTCTTTCAATAAATCGCCGTGCAGGCATTTTCTTTGTTCCAAACTCAAGAAATCGAACATAAAACGGAACAACAGGAAGGTTGCCAGTTGGCTTTAATTGTGGGCCAACACTTATACTTGCTTTAGCCCTTCTCAATGGAAGCACTCGCATAGATTTTTTTAGTGTTCCTTTTTTATACAAAAGACCCTTTAGCGTTCTGTTTTTCTTGCCCACTGGCGTTGCGGCTTTCAGTGCCGACACATTCAACTGAGCGGCTTCCCGCAGGTCGTCACGAATGAAGTTTTTTAGTGCCTGGCTTTTTAGCTCCCGAAGCTTACTAATAACCTCTTCTACGTCTCTTTGAAGCTGATCCTGCATTAAGAATTCTTCGTTACAAAGGTGAAAACCGCTGTCCGCGCAAGGCGGGTAGTATCATCATCCATGCCGTCGGTGCTACTGACATACTCGCACGTTTCAACCGTCACGCTGCCTGCCGTAGCCGCCACAAAATCAAGCGCCGTGCGCACTGCTGAATCTATGTTATCAAGGGCGGCGTATGCGTTTGCGCCTTGTGCCGCATCTGCCCAATAAGTAAAGGTCACCGTCTGAAAGTCATGGTATGCAACCCTGTCTTTTTGCTTATCAAGGGGCCGGTTTTCCATCGAAAAGACAATAGCAGGCAGCGAGGCGCTTTGCGGCAAAAAAACCGGGTAAATCCGAGTTGAAACCAAATCAGTCACCGCAGTTGTACCGCTTAACTTGCTGTATATGTATTGCCCTATTCTCATATTTGTTTCTGTGCGAAAATCAAAATGCTTTCACGGTAGCCAACCTCCTGAAAATACAGAATGTCAAACAGTTGCTCTTTGTAGGTGATTCTCATTTTCTCAGTCAATCCATCGCGGTACTGAATGTCAAAAATCACCATCGTTTGCGCTATAATCTGATCCGCCATTACATCCTCAGTGCTTCCGGCTTGCTTATACGTGACCTTTGTCCAGCAATCGCATACCCGGCTCCACTCAATCAACTCCTGCCCGGACGTACCCCGGCTTGTTGTCGGTTGTTCAATCAAAATCCGGCTTCGACGTTCGCCTATTGTGGTTTTCTTTGCCATCAGTAGCGCTTCAGCGTGTTTAGAAGTAC